AGGTGCATTTGCAGTTATATACATGATAGTCATAACTACGGTGTGTGTAAGCACACCCCTATTCATATTAAGTTACATCCTCAGAACTTCAAAAAAGTCTTTTAATTCCTAATTTAGTTCCGAATACGTTTTCATCAGCAAAAACACCACTAAGCTCACCATAGATAGATGTTTTGTCTGTTGCATTTACAGAACCACCGATCTTTGCTGAAACATCTGTAGATTGCTCACCACCATCAGGATTAGTAAGTAATCCACCACCTTGAATGTAGAAGCTTCCACGATCTGATGAATTTTCGTATCCTATATGAAGGTCTGTTGAACTTCCTTGAAAATCTGAATCTTTTTTGAAAGATGCATTATTTTCCACGTTGACATAGAACCCTGCAAATACAGGAACGCTTGAGACTGCTGATACAGCAGCTACAGCTAAAAGTTTTTTAAGCATTTAATTAAATAAATTAAAGCTGTATGCTACATCATTTATTTTGTTTTTCAATATCTATAGGTCAGTTTTTATTATGACCAAGGAACACCAGTAAATCTTGTAGGTGTTTTAGATTCTTTTATCTGTGCCGCAATAGATGTTTCTATTCTTGTCACTTCATCAGACCCTAGAGCAGCCTTAGCCCATGCTATTCCAGTTTCTTTTGTTATATCTGCATAAGCAGTAAACGATCCACTATCGGCTTCTGCAAGCCCTACAGATCCATAAGAAGAACCATTATGTACTACGGCAGAATCACCACTTCCTACAGTTTCAGAGTCACTAGCAGTCCAGTGAATAGTAGTCACCACATCAGATAAACTTCCTACAGTTTTTGTTGCATCTAAAGCAACGACATTCCAAGTTACAGCCATGATAATAATTAATAAAGGTTTATAAAGTTAAGCAGTTTGCTCAACAGTTTCTACAAGTTCCTTAAGAGTTTTAATTGCACCCTGATCTTCTATCAGAGGTTGTTGTAAAGCTCTAAGTTGTTCTTGCATTTTTGCTATCTGCTGCTCAATCTGTTGTGCTTGAGCAAGATTAGTATCAAAACGTTGTTGCACTTCTTTTAGTTTTTCTTCGGGTGTCATAATAAATTAATTTGTTAGTTAAATTAAGCAGCTTCAAGAGCTTCAACTTTAGCTGAAAGCTCTTGTATCGCTTTTACAAGCATAGGAATTATAAATTTTTCATTTACTCTTAAAACATTTTCAATTTTTGTGTCTTTAACAGTAATTTCTTGAGAAAAGTCTTGTATTAAATTACTGTCAACAGTTTGAACTTCTTGAGCAATAAAACCATATAAAGTATTTTTTTCTTCATCACAGAAACCATCTATCCAATTAAAAGAAACAGGTCTAAGAGATTTTATATCTGATAAACCTTTCTCTAAATTTACAACATTAGTTTTAACTCTTGAATCAGATGCGTTAAATATATTTGTTCCAGATGGTGCACCTATATTTCCTGAAGTATCTATAATCATGCGTTGTGTTGTGCCATTAGATGTATCAGATCCAAAAACTAACCCACCATTTGCTGATATAGATGCCGAGGAATTACCCTCATGGTGCATATTTATTCTTGTTTCATCTTGAGAGGTACCAGTAGTTTGAAATTTTGCACTTTGAGTACTTGGTGAAGTGCCTCCTACGGATACGTTCCCAGATGAATCTATAAACATTCGTGTTGTTGTACTACTACCTGTTCCAAATTTTATGGTTCCAGATGCATTATTAGCAGCAATAGCAAGACCTGCTGCAGAATTTGTTGACATAAAGGCAGTATTCGCTGCAATAGCTCCAGCAGTACCTGCTGCTGAACCAAATACGCCTAAATTTAATGGAGCGTCACTATCATTAAACAATGTAACGTGAGTACTTTGGTTAGTGCTTGTTCCTGATTTTATCTTAACGGCAGTCGTTGAAGTTGCTTCAACTACATGCAGCTTTGCACTAGGACTTGTTGTACCTATACCTACGTTTCCATTACTACTATTTATAGTTAAAGCATCAATTACACTTGCAGAACCATCTTTAACGGCAAACCTAAAATGTTTAGTATCCGTAATTCTTACAGATGCCTTTGCCTCAGTTCCAGAGGTTGTCCTTTCTAAAACTATTTCTGGGTTATCTGAACCAGCCAGATGAAGAAGTCTACCTCCATCACCACTTAAAAGTGTTGGATCTGTTGTCCCTATACCTACGTTCCCAGACGAATTTATGGTCATCTTGGTTGAAGCATCAACCTGTAACTTTATTGTGCTGTTAGGATCTGCACCACCTGTATCTGAAATAATTTTTAAATCAGTACCGTTTTGTTCTATCGTTGATCTTGCACTATTATCCGTTAGACTAATATTTGCACCAGCATCAGTGCTGATGAAATTTGCAACTCCATTAGCTGTACCACCGTTAAAGCAAAATACACCATCAACTATGGTTGAAGTACCAAATCCAATTTTATTTGCACTAGCATCAACAAAAAACATATTTGCATTGTCATCACTTTCAATCCTAAAATCTACATCTTCTCCATCTTCATTAAATATTGTTGTAGTTCCTAACTCCATTCTTTCTACACCACCAGTTGCAACGTTAAAAGTATCAGCAGCAGAACTAAAAATACCTGTGTTCAGATCATCTCTAAAGGCTAATGCTGGTGTACTTGCAGAGCCATCTTCCAGCGTAAACGTCCCATCAAGTTGAAAAAGTTCTATAAATGCGTTATTAGCTGCATTTCTTATCTTCATTACATTATTTGTTGTATCAGCAAATAATTGAAAAGCGTATGTTGTAGAAGGTGCTCCCGATCCAGAATTATTACTTGCTATTGCCTGTAAAACATTATTTATGTCAGTTCTTACAGCGGCTCCAGTTCCGTTGTCTATAACGTAATCGTGTTGTGCCATTTCTTAACCTAAAATTTTATTTAAGTATATCCTAAACCAACACTAAGTACCACGTCCAAAACCTACCGCAGTATATTTAAAGTTTCTAGCCACATTTGTAGAGCCATTTTTTATATCTATATCAAAACCAGTTCCAGTTATATTTGACAAAGTAAAGAAATCCCCTGACTGTGCATTTTCAATAGTTATACCTATAGAAGGTTTAAACTTATTAGCAGTCTCTATCTCTCCATCTGCATCAAACTTAGTCGTAAAAAAGCTATTTGTAAATTGTACTGATTTTGTTTGATTTTGAACAGTGGAAATAAGTTCAAGACTTGTTTCTGCTCTAATATCCATTTCCGCAGCATATCCCATTTGTTTCATTGCTATAGATTGTGCAGGGTCTTTTGTTTCTAATTCACATTTAAATTTAAATCCTCTTGCTTTAAAAGTTCCATTAACAAAAGTATTAAAAGGAGTAAATTTATTACTTATTGTGCAATCCCCACTTGCAGAAATGATATTACCGATAGAACTAGGTGTAATAACATTAAATGCATTTGTCGGATCAGAAGGGTCTAAACTTTGTATAACAAAATCATGATCAATATTTTTATTCTGAGCAAAACCACTTGTAAAAGTTATAAATACTAAATCCCCTTTTTTTAAACCATGACTGCTTTTGGTTATTCGTGACGAACCTGACGACATTAAATATTGTGCTGAAATTGTTGTATCGGGATCTAAATCAGTTGTCGCTACAAGTAATTTTGCATCGACATCAACGGCTGAAGAATCAGCACCATCAAAATCAGTCCATGTGTTTATATTTCCTCTTCTTGTATCTATAGTATTTTGAGCATAAAAACCCTCAGTTACAAAATGTCTTCTTATTTTTAATGGATGTACAGTACCTAAATCTAAACTGTTTGCAAATAAATAAAATCCTCCTGTGGTATCAACATTTCCCAAAATATCAAAATTTATTATGTTATTAAAATCACTAACAGTATCTAATAAATCTAAAGAACCAAGAACTAAGGCACTTCTACCTGTACTGAAGAAGCAGTCATTTTTAACACCTTGAAAAGGTGGACTGTCATTATCTTCTCTATCTGTAAAAACAGACAGTTTTGTTAATGTTTCTGGACTTGTAAGAATTACAGAAGTTTCTCCAGAACTTAACCGCCCACCATCATCTTTAAATTTTAATGAATATACACCTAAATCCCCAATATTAGGAACAATTGCTTCAGTTACATTACCACTTACCTCTTTTTCTACTTCAGTGGAATTGCTAAAAGTTGCCGTTTCGTCCCCAACGTTACTTCCTCTTATAACGAGTGTACCTCCATGAACCACGTCCACATCTGTAGACTGATCAAAACGCAATCTAACTAATTGATCTGAAATCGGTTCGATCTGTAAATTCTGTACGTCAGCAGGCAAAGCAGTTTTACCTTCAGCAGCAAAATTAATAATTTCAGAGGCCGTAGTGCTTAAGATACCTAAAGCGTTATATGATTGGACTTTAAATCTATAATTACCTTTTCTAGATTCAAAAAGTTCAAAGTCTGGTCTTGATATTCTAAATACTTCAACACTGTCATTTTCAAATTGTGATTCAACTCTGTATTCTTTAACACCTTGAATTGGTTGCCATGAAACAAATATTTTAGAAACAGCACGATTGTTTAAAACGACAATTTGTTCTATTGCTGTAAGATTTGATGGTGGAGGTTTTACATCTAATAATGTTGTTATATTACGTGGTTGTGCTGCAATATTTGCTTCAACTTGAGAATATTTATCAGGATCATGAATAATTGCTGAAACTGTATATTCTGTCTCACTTGATTCTTCAATAGAAATCACTCTATATGTTTGAAATTCTACAGATGTATTTTCTATAGCCCAAACACTATTTGCTTGTGGAGTTGCAGTTACTACATTTCCATCATCATCTTTAAAAGCAAAATCTGAACTTACAGTAATAGTTGTGCCATTTATAGATGAAATAGTTCTAGGTAAACTAGCTTTTCCATTGGGTAAAATTACTGTCAAAGTTGCTGAGTTTTCTAAAGTCAAATCAGTATTATTTGCATCATCTACAACAATAGTTCTTGCATCAGTAACAGATTTTATACGACCACCTCTTCTAACTCCCGCCCTTAATGAATCTGCAATTCCAATTATCATTGAAGGTCTAACAATAACACCAGCTTCTAATGTTGTTGTAAAGCTGCATATTTCTGTTTCTCTTAAATTTGTATATAAAAACCAACGGCCTAACCTGTTTGCTTGTCCTCTTGACGTACAGGCAAAAGCTTTAATTGTTTTTCTAGTCTTGCCATATTTAGAAGGAAAAGATGATAAAGCAGTTACATCACTAGCTGTTATTAATTCATAGTTAATTTTCTGTGTGTCATTATCAAAATAAGATACTTCCACTTCTGTAAATTTAGTTCTCTGACCTGTTCCTGTATATGTGAACCCACTTTCTGTTACATTTGCATTAGTAAATAAATAAACTGCATCAGAAGTATTTGTATCTGTATTTGTAGGCCTATCTTGTCCTATTTGTAATGTGCCAACACTATAAAATGGCATGGCGTTCATAACAGAACATAAATCATTTATCAAGGTATAAGCATCATTTTTCTGATTTAAAATTACATTACAACTAAATCTTGGTTCATCTTTCCCTGTTATAGGATCTGTAATTATTTCACTTGCATATTTAGATGCTTGGAAAAAAGAAAACACATCCAATGAATCTTCAGATATAACACCCTCTGGGCCACCAAAACCTTTATCTGTTGTTAATAAGTCATATAAAATCCAAGCTGGATCTGCACTCCATTCTTTGTCATCTTTAAAAGTACCATTGAAAGTACCACTATAAGAAATAGCTCCATTATCTAGATCTACAGTTCCGTTATGGGGAATTTTAATTTTTGTACCCTTAACTCTATACATTCTTTTAGGAAAGGTTCCAAAAGATTGTGCATCAAATCTTAGTGCTACATAAGCAAAACCTTCATAAGCTTGTGGTTGTGTAATTATTGTTGTTAACGATAAAAAATTAGTTTTATTTGACAAAGTAGATACAGTGCTATCCTCTGTATTTCTTATAACTGTCACTGTTAAAGGAAATTGCAAATTATTACTTTCTAAAACAATTTCATAATCTTTTACAAAAGGACTTGAAGCTTTACCATTTATAGAATCTTCTACGACTGGATCAAAAGAATTTCCGTTATTTTCTGTTACTCGTATTGATATTTTTACTTCTGTACCACGTACATCGCCATCAGTGGTAAAATTCTGCAAAGATGGAATCTGTATAGATACTCTTATAAGTTTTATTAATTCATTACCATTTGCATCTTGAACACCTGTTATTGATCTTGAAATAGATGTATCTTTTGTTACTTCAACTCCTACAGGTATTGTATTTTCCACTCGATCAGGGCCAAAAGTATCAAATGAGCTAAGTGGATCTTGGTCAATAGTTCCATTTCTAAAGAAAACTTCTACATCATCAAAATTAGAATCTCCATTCGCATTTACCAAGGGTGTATTATCTAAAAAAATATCTCTTCCAATATTCAAAGAATCTGTCGTAGTTGGGTTTGTATTTGACGTGCTCCTGAAACCTTCAATTTCGCCATATCCTAACAGATCTATAATTGTTGCAAATTGTTTACTTCTTAAACCACCTTCTATTAAAGAAGGGTCTAATACTCTGCTATCAGGTTTTCTACCAAATAATTCATCATCAATTAATCTAGGCATAATGAATCAATCTTGATGTCTTGCTTTAATTTTAACAGTGTTGTTTACTGAATTTGCATAATTTTGACTGTTCCACATACCAAGAGAAGTTTTAAAAGTATCTGTAGAAGCATCTTGAACTCCAAATCTTCCTCCTTGATCTATAGTTGGATGACCAGCTAAAGGTCCTGTAAGAAAATCTAAACGAACACTCTCGCCATTTTTTATACCATGATTATCAATATGTATAGTAACTATATTTCCAGATTGTCCATAAGTACCTGTATCAGTTATAACTGGAACTATCTGAGCCGTATCGACCCCTGCACTGATTAAAATTGATCCGCTAAATACATGTCCATATAAAATTGGCACTGGAACACCACTAGTGCTGATATTTTGTATGCCAGAAAAATTATATGATCCCCTTATATTTGGATCTGTATCACCAATAGAGCTTTGATTTGTTGTTGGTCGATTATTACTTAATAATTCTGTTGCAAGAGTTATACCAGCAACTTGAGCAAAAAGACTAAAACCTCCTGTAAAAAAAGCAGTTACAAAAGGAACCGCATTACTAACGACAAAATCAAAAGCGTCTTCAATAAAATCAACAAGAAAATCTGAACCAACAGCTACAGGTATAATTTGTATTTCACCTTGACCTTTTAATGATAATAAATCTTGAGTTATTACATTTCCATTCATTTTTACTTTATAAAAATTACTTTTCATTATACCTTTATTGTTTTAAGCTGCATATCTATAAACACCTCTAAGTGCTTTTTGGTATTTTAAACCATAAAATTCTCTACAACTTAAACGATAATAAGAATGATTTAAAATCATCATATCTCCAATATAAACAGCAACATGAGATGGTTTTTTCAAAGCACCGCTAAATAATAATACATCACCTTTTTGTATATCGTTATTAGTTTCTAGTCTTTTAAAGTTTGATTCTGTTAACACTTTTTCAAAATATGGATTATCAGCAAATTGTTTTAAAGTTTTTGGTCTAGGCCAATATTTTATATTTATATTTTTTGTTTCTTTATACCAATCTGTCACAACAGACCAACAATCATATTTACCCCAAATGAATTTTCTACCAATAATTGAGGGAGCTTTCCAGCCTGTAGGTTCTATTAAAGTCCAATGATCTTGATTGATACTGTAAATATAATAGGGAAATCCAATATGCTCACATGATGCTTTATCTGCTTCTGAAGCAATCGCTGGGCCTTTTGGGTGGCTATGAATAACTCCTAATATTTCTCCTGTATCTTCACATTCAGCCCAATCTTCTGGATCTAACATAAAAAATTCATGAGTTGTTTCTGCTAAATTTTTACAAGGCCAGAAAGTTTCTTCGCCATTAATTATTGCTAATAAACCACAAGCCTCTTTTGGTGCTTGTTCTTTTGCATATTCAACAGCTTTAGTTCTCCAACTCATAATTAACCATTAAGAAAAGTACCAACACCAATAAAATCTGCTCTTGTTACAAGTTTTTTGGGTGCACCAATACCAGCTAAATCAAAAGTACTAATTAATTCAAATTGTACAATGTCTCTGTTTTCTGTGACTTTTCTTTCAATAAAATAAATTTCTCTTGGCATTTCAGCAGTTGGATCTACGGAGCCAACTTTATATGGATTTATATTTGATGGAAAATTTTCTTCATCCAAAAATCTTGCTAGTGTGCGTCTACGTGTAACTTTTGCTGTCGACAAATCAGAAAAAGGTGTTGTTTGATTTGTAAGCTGTAGTATTGATGTGATTGTTCCAAGAAGATTTGAAAAAGTTAAGGTAGGTCTTGGTAATTTTCCCTGCCCAGAATATTTAAAACCCTTTGCTTCACAAGGCATCCTAGTATATGTATTAGATTGCCATACAATATCTAAACTATCTTTCATGTTATTTCCAGCATGAAATAAATAAACAGTAGGATTAGATAAATTTGAATTTACATTAAAAGAAACATCGCCACTTGTTAATTGTGAAGCCGTTGCTGTGACTGTAAATGTATTTACATCTTCAACTGTTTGTATAGTATAAATTCCATCTGTGGCATCACCAGATGTAAAATTAAGACTCAAAATAACACCAGTTTCTAAACCATGACCAGGTAATGAAATAGTAATAATTATTCCAGCACCACCGCTACCGTTAGATTGACTATAAGTAGCTGTTTTTGCATCTTTTGTATAATGTAAGTCAGGTTGTAATTCAACAGAAAATAACTCAATAATTGATTTATTAGTAAGCTGTTGTAGTTCTGCGACAGGATTAGACATTTATGGTTCAAAAACTTCTCTAAAGGTACAATTTATAATTGCTCTGTTTAAGTAGGGAATCTGCTTAGTCCAAGAATCACAGACAAATTGTCCCTCACCAGATAATGAAAAAGTTATAGCTGTTTGGCTAGTAACAAGTGCAGAATCAGTCGAAATTGAATTAAAAGTAAACGTATTTTGATTAGAAGAACTTTTGATAGCATAATCTACATTATTAGTAAGACTCCCACTATTTGCCGTAACTGTAATTATGTCTCCTAAAGCCACTCCATGATTAGTAGCGGTCACAGTAACTATTACCCCTGCACCACCGCTTCCATCAGATTGAATAAAAGTACCTGTCTTTCCAGTGAAACCCTCTCCAGTTGGAGTAAAAGTAAAACTTGCCTGATCATTTATTCGACTTCTTAAAAAAGCTTCTATAACATCTGCTTCAGTCTCAGACACATTAAAAGTAAGATCATATACTTTTGGATCTTGAGTTAAAGGCAGGCCATACAAAGCCCTAAACTCATAACCATCACCTAGTTTTGAAACTCTGACTTTTGGTTTGCTGGTTTTTCTAAACCCAGAATATGTAGGTTGTATTGATGGAAAAGTTGCCATTATCTATTTAATAAACCCCCTGCTCTTTGTTCTTGTACTATTGTAGTTTGTACCACAGCAGCAATAAGTTGTCCAAGTGCTTGTCCTTGTCCTTCATTTCCTTGAACAGAACTTCCAGACGCATCTACAGATACATTGATGATATTAGTTGTACCTCCTCCAAGTTTATTGTTTGGAATTATTGTGCCACCTACTTTGGGAACAAAAAGCTCAGGCCCACGTTCTCCAACTATTGAAGCTTTTCCTACTGGTGGCCTTCCACCATCTGCAAATAGCCCTCCTAATATTTTGCCAAGAAAACCTCCTATTCCTCCTTTATTTTGTCTTGAAGTAAAACTATCTCCAAAATTGTCTAACAATTTATCAATTTGAGAGTCAATAATTTTATCTCTAATTCTATTTAATACATTTGTCATTGCTTGCCCAAATGATTTAGCTCCTGTTATAGCGTCCCGAAGATTATTTTTTATACTATCTTCTATGACTTGACCTACTTCAGCCATTCTTTCTTTTAACTTATCTGTTTCTTCTTGTTTTTTCTTAATTTTTTCTGCACCCTCTTCAAGATTTTGATTTTCTTTTTCTAATTCTAAAATAATTTTTGCTAATTCTTCTCCATACTTTTCTGTTAATTCTATTCTTCTTTGTTCTTGATCAAATTGCTTTTTGCCCTCTTCAGTAGCAATTTTTGTTCTTTGTAAATTAATTTTTAATGCCTCGTTTTTTTCTTTCAAAGCATTTTTAGCCTTTTCAAAATCTCTAAATAATTCAATTCCTTCTTTAATAACAATTCCTTTTTTTAATCTTTCAATCTCTTCATTTGCTTTTGCAAGCTCTCTTTTAAGCCTTTTTGCAGTTCCACTAGCGTTTCTATTTGTGCCAACATTTTTTAAAGTTTCATTTAATTCGTTTGCTCTATCCTTTGCTTCTTTTAATTCTTCAGCTAATTCTTTAGCACTTCCTTGTTCTAGTAATTTATTAAATTCTCTTTGTGCATTTATTGATTGAAGTATTTTAGTCAAAAAGAATCCTAAAGCTATTACCGCAGCACCAACACCAGTTTTTAAAAGAGCTACTTTAAAAGCATTTGCCGCAAGAGCAGCCTTTGTAAAACCACCAGCGGCAGCAAAAGCCGCAGTTGCACTAGCACCTAAAGTGCCGTTTGCAGCGGCAGCAGCAATAGACATAGTTGCAAAATTAGCTTGCAAAGCCAAAAGCTGTGGAATTATAAATGCAAATGTTACTGATAATCCCTTTGCCGCAAGAATAAGTCCTCCAATAATTAAACTTGCTTGACCCGCATCACTATCAACAAATTTTGTGAATGAATCTACAAATGCGGCTAGTTTCACTGCACCGTCAGCGAGAATAGGGGTTAGTTTTGATCCAATAGTAAGCTGTAACTCTAATAACTCATTATTTAATGCTTTAAATTTTTCTGCCGGTGATTTGTCAATAATTTCACTTATTTGTTTTCCTAAACCTTTCGCAGATTTTGATAAAGCTCTAATAATAATGTCAGATTTAAGTAAACCTTTAGAAGCAAAATCTTTTAATTTTCCTGACGCTATTCCTGTCTCATCAGAAATAGCTTTTAATAACTGTGGAACTTGCTCTGCAATACTTCTAAATTCATCACCTTGTAAACGTCCAGAACCTAGACCCTGTGCTAATTGAGTAAAAGCTGCACTTGCTTCTGTTGCATTTAATCCAGCTACTTTTGCAATGCTATTAAATCCTATAAAAGTAGTTTCAATATCTTTTAAAGAAACTCCCAAAGGTCTTAATCTCGCAAATATATCAGTAATTCCTTGCGTAGCCTCAACAATAGATAAGTTAAATTGATTCTGTGCTTTTGTAACAAGGTTCTGAACTTGTGCAAACTCTCCAAATTCTGAAGTAAGAACTTTCATTCTTATTTGTAAAGCTTGAAAATTAGCTGTAGTTTTAACTGTATTTCTTGCAAGTAATCCTATCCCTATTCCAGCAATTGCAGTTCTTAATCCACCAAATGATTTTTGTAATTGATTAGTTTTATTCTGAACACCCTGTAATGCTCTTGTGGCATTAGTGGCATCCACTGTAAGTTTTACATTTGCCTGTGCCACTAATAAAAAAAAGTCTTTCTTATATATTACCTTGAATTGTGTTTTTGTCGTTGCAATGCTTTTTTTTCTTCGTCAGCTTTTATTTCATAATATCCAGCCCAAT